GCAGCAGATGTTGTGGATGATGCAGCAGATGTTGTGGATGATGCAGCAGATGTTGTGGATGATGCAGCAGATGTTGTGGATGATGCAGCAGATGTTGTGGATGATGCACCAGATGTTGTGGATGATGCACCAGATGTTGTGGATGATGTGGAAGACGCTGTAGATGATGTGCCAGATGTTGTGGATGATGCCAGTGGCGAAAACACAGCCGAAAAGAATCCATTCAATGTCGCAAGAATCGATGACATTGAAATTGTTCTTGAGGAACCCGCACAGGAACCCGTACAGGAACCAGCACGGGCGCAGGTACATAAACCAGCACAAGAGCAGGTACAGGAACCAGTACAAGAGCTGGTACAGGAGCCAGTACAGGAACCAGTGCAGGAGCCAGTACGAGAGCAGGTACAGGAACCAGTGCAGGAGCCAGTACGAGAGCAGGTACAGGAACCAGTACAGGAGCCAGTACGAGAGCAGGTACAAGAGCCAGTACAGGAACAAGTACAGAAGCCAGTGCAGGAGCCAGTACAGGAACCAGTACAGGAACAAGTACAGGAGCCAGTACAAGAGCCAGTGCAGGAGCTGATGCAGGAACCAGTACAGGAACCGGTACAAGAGCCAGTACAGGAACATGAGCTGGTGCAGGAACCAGTACAAGAGCGGGTGCAGGAACCAGTACAAGAGCGGGTGCAGGAACCAGTACAGGAACCGGTACAAGAGCCAGTACAGGAACATGAGCTGGTGCAGGAACCAGTACAGGAATCAGCGCAAGAGCCAGTACAGGAACAATTCCTGGAGCTGGTGCAGGAGCCAGTGCAAAAATTGGTGAACGCAAGACCAACGGAGTACACTCGCGAAGAGTATCCACTGATGAGTGCCCAGCCTAGTTTATTGGATCCATCCGATGACAATGAAGTGGAGGCCGTTTTGCCAGGACTATCAGATAACTTGCAGGAACAATTGGAGAAGGATGAGGTCCTATCAACAAACAGTGGCCCTTTGGATGGAGAAAAATATTTGTATTACCCATCATCTTTGCCACATTACTGCTGGTTGAATGACACTGCCGAGATACCAATCAAGATCCGTGGGCGTGATTTCCCTTCGGTAGAGCATTACATTCAATTCATGAAGTTCTTTTCTGGGTTAAAGAGAGTTGAGAGGGAGAATGCTGATCTGCTGCGCAGAGCGTATACTGCATTGTGTGAGAAGTCTCCTAAGGAGTGTCGTGCTCTTGTCTCGCAGGGAGGTCCAATGCGCAAGATTATGCAAAATTACAAGGACTCTGACTGGAATCGCCAGAAGAACAAGGTAGTTTATTATGGTAGGATCCACAAACTCTTGCAAAATCCAGAACTTCGTGAGAAATTACTGCGTACTGCCCCGATGAAAATCCATAAGAAGGTTAGGTCTATGCCCTCTAAAATACCTAAACAGGCGTGGAACAGTGTTCTTGGTGGTGCAGTTTACTGGGATCCACAGGATGAGAGGTGGTATGGAGGACAGGAGCAAGATTCGTGGGAACAGATTCGTGAAAATATCTAAAGTAGTTTATAGAGATGATACAAGGTGAGGTTCGTACCACAGTCTTCTTTTTTATAGCAATTACACTGTTACTGCTCTCATTGAGACCAGATTTATTGTTGGCATCCAATGGCGATTTACTACAATTCGGATTAGGTGGGTCCGGTCAGGGGGAGAGCATAATTGCAGCACCTGTCCTATCTATCTTTTTACCAATGGTATTGTATCTCATTGTCAAAAAGAACAATCTCAGATTGTTTTGATGGTGGTGAAAAATGTATGATATAATAAATATAATTCATAATTCATAATATCAATTAAGATAACTTATAATATATGTATGCAACATACGCCATTGAACATGAAACCAACAATCTGACAGTCCTATGTGTGTACAATACACACCAGGAAGCGGTCAACAATTTGAGGAATGATGCAGAAACACATGCAACAAAGAACAATGAGAAGATCAGAGTGGTCAATTGCGAAGGAGAGATTGATCAGGATGGTAAATTCTTGATCTCATCACAGGAACCACAACAGGAACCTCAACAGGAACCTCCAAGGGTTTTGGGATGTGTGCGGGAGACTGCCGTTACTCCTTCTTTATTCTGGTGGAATACGACAGAGGTTGTCATGAAACAGACTACCAGCTATTCTGTAACTGAGATTCCAGGACAGAGCCAACAAACAATGCCATCAATCGCCCCAGCAATTGCCTCTGAGTTGCTCCAAATGCGCTGTCTGCGCCCATGCACCCAGGTCCAACCAACCAAGAGTGACAATACACATGCAAGCGACGAGATCATGCGGGAGCTCAGAGCGTGCCTAAGGACACGTCGCGCCGCAGTAAAGCCACGCAGCACTCCAAGGCAGAGGAGATTCCCCTGAACCAAGCAAGGACAAAAAGGACAAAGTGAAAGGAATATGGTAGTGGGGGAGAATATATCTGTATTTCATGGAGGGGTGTTCTGGTTCCTTCATCATCTCATCTCATCTCATCTCATCTCATCTCATCTCATCTCTTAGAATTTGTTTCGGTATTCTAAGCGATTTTTAATTATGTAATTACCTACGACTTTTCTATTGAGGGAATAAAGGGGTTAATGTCTGTGGAGTTAGGATTGGTGGAGACAGGTTTGGCACTAGAGGAGAAAGAGTAGCTGGAGCTGGAGCTGGAGCTGGAGCTGGAGCTGGAGCGAGGGGTGGAATAGATGGCGTTGTTGGGACTGGAGCGAGGGGTGGTGTAGATGGTGGTGGTGTTGTTGGGGCCTGAGCAGTCAGTGTGTTTGGTGGAAAACTTGGAAAGCCTGCGTTACCATTGTTAGAATTGTTGTTGTTTCCCGAATCTTCATCATCCTTATATTTCCAGCCATACCAACCTGCCTTGCTTCCAGTACCATATTTGCTTCCAAGCTTCTTTTCCATTGCAGACTTGAACTCTTTGCGTGGAGGCACCTTTCTTTCATAGCCTAGTTTGAACCATGTCTTGAACTCTCCGTAAGCATCCTCGAGTTTCAGGACGCATGATTGGTCTGGAGTTGATTCTAAGCGATCCTCGACGAACTCAATGTAGACATCACTCATGCGCTGATACTCATCAGTCGCAGCAGTCACCTGGGATGGTTCGTTCAGACAGCCTGCATCAGCATACTTCTTGTAATACTGAAGCAATATGAACATGAATGCATGTCTCCATTCATAGATTTTGTCCTCGAGCCCATTGTCACGTGGGAACTCAAACTGGTTGTTGGGATCAGGGTTTTTAACGAAACGACTGATGAATTCTACGACCTTGATACGACGCCAAGTACCAACATCATCTGGTGGTACCTTTGGTAGATGGTTACAGCAGAGTACGAGCTTAAATTGAGGTCTAAATTCAACTGGTTCCTTAAATAGTGCGCGTGCCATGATGGTATCACCACCAGTCAGCTCTTTCATCATACCCACATTGATCTGCTCCTTTTCATCAGGCTCCTGCATACTTGCGAAGCGACAACCTTGTAGACGCGCAAGTTCTGGATTGGCTTGGCTGCTACCAGCTCGTTTTTGTGTAATCAGGGTGACGGGCAACTTCTTACAATATGCGCCGAATGCATGTTCAAAAAGGTTGATCAGGACAGACTTACCGTTACCACCGACACCAGTCCAGATGTGAAAGTTCTGATCCTTGTTCTTGCCCATGAGGAAACTGGCCAGAAGATGCCAGACATATTCACGGACATCTGGCAGGGGCAAGATCTCAGACATAAATTTGTAAATGAGTGCGATCTCTTCATCCTCTTCATCGTATTCTTTGTAGTCATTGCCAGTACTAAGAGTGACATAGTCCTCAGGGCGCCCATCGCGAAAGGTGCCCTTATCCAGGTCATATACACCATTTTCGAAGCCGATTAGATATGGATTAGAGTCGAGCTTGCTAATAAAGTCACGGTTGTAGAAGAATGTGTAACATTCCTTGAACACTTTCTCTTTAAAGGTGAAATCGCGCAGCTTGTAAGTGACATCACTCAGCGCTTTGCTCTTGTCCAGATACTGATACTTATCCTCATCAATCTCATTGATAGCAGACTGGTTGTAGTAGCTGACCAGGCGCAGGTACTCATTCAAAACATCATTTGCAATCTTCTTGCGGAGGCCGATTGCCATGTCCATCTCAGTCCATCTGTGGTTGCGGAACTCATACCAGGTATTGTATTTGATACTTGTGCATACGAACTGATACTTGAACATCTCGAATACGACACGCGCAACATCATACGTAGTGCAAGTAATGCTCTTCAGAATGAATGTACCAATGCGTACACGGAGAGAGTCCTTGTAGGCTTGAGGGTTATCAAATTGTGCCCATCGGTGCAGACTACCCATACTGAGCCCCTCATCGCGGAATGTTCCCCAGAGGCTTTCGCATTCTCCTTTCTTGAAACGCTCTGATCTCTGGCTGAACTGAATCCATAGATCGAGGAGTCCCTGGTCTATGTTGTGCAGACACCAACCCACCTCGAGCCAATGCTTGGTCAACTCAGCACGATATTGCTGCAGCAAACCGACAAGAACGCGCACTGTCTCCATATCCTGCTGGGTCAACTTGGGTCGCCGCCGACGGGTGGTCAGGATGAATTTCTTGTTAAGACATACGGCGCGTCCCTTAGTGCGCCGTACCTTGGTATTGAGTCTATCAAGCTCCTGCTCAAACTCTCCTTGGCAGGTAGGACGGATCTCATAACTGCGACGACTGCGGTTAAAGTTACTGACATGCTGAATCAGTTCACGATCAGCCATCTCCACCTCAAGAATCTTGCCAGTCCAATCATGGATACCAGATAAGTGGTAAGGCTCGCGACCAGGCTTTCGACAACCATGCATCAGCCAGTTATTCTTGGCAATTACCGCCTTATCAACCAGATCCTCATAACTGTTTTTCAGAGGCAGACTAGCGAAGATAATGTGAATCTCTTCCAGAACCTTGTTACGGATAAGATGCTGTACAGTCGTGTCAGTAACTACATCGGCGAAGATAAGGTGGATACCATCCTTGGTGTTGCCATCCTGTCGGTACGGTCTCTCCCTCTCAAACACCATGCAGGTAACATCCTCTTTTGGAATGTCCAAATAATACATAATGTGTTTGACGTATAGCCTGATGACCTGTTCCACCATTTCTGGGGTATATAGCCTCTCACCTTCCTCATAATCGAATCGGAAATCTAGATCTACTTTAATGGCGCATGGATTTTGTGGTCTCTCTGTCAGATAGGTGTTGATACCTTGGTCGATATTCTGAGCCAACAAGTCCCATACCTTTGACATCTGATCCTCAGGAACATTGTAACTACCTTTTGGATAGCCAATACTTGTGTGAGTAAAGACACCTTTTTCGGTCGATCGATACTGTTCCAGAAAGTTCTGCAAATGGTTGACACTGCGGTTGCCAGGAGGGCGACTGGGAGGGAATTTGCGCGGTATCGGGCGTGGTCTTCCATCTTTTATTCTGCGGTACACAACATTGCTGTTCGTTGGCCTGACATAATCATCATCATCACCTGAATCAAACTGTTGCATGGAGCCATGATACTTTGACTCTGATGCATTTAGCCGGGGTGGACCCATCGAACCTGGTGCACATGATGCAGGATCTACTGCATATGCCTCTGTTATTTTATCAGTGTTTAAGTTTGCAGACGCGAGAGCAGCTGCTCCTATTGAGCCAAGAGTACCGATACTTGACATACCGGGGGCTCCTGGGGCGCCATAATTGGTTAGAGCTGCTTCTGCCAAATCAATGCCGTTTTGCCTGGCAATCTCCCTGTTGGACTGGGACCAGCCTGGTTGACCCGGTACACCTACACCAACACCTCCATTTTTTTGAAAACCACTTTGAAAAGAAGAACCCGAAACGCTCTCCATAAAATACAGATATATTCTATGAGTGAGGGGGCTTATATAACTACCCATCATTTTTAAAAATCATTAAAAATACATTTTTGACCTCTATGATGATTGCATAGTGGTGGCCATATACCTCACTTATGCCCTTGAAATGAGTAGATGCAATTAAAAATAGCTCTTGACAATTGTAGCAAAATTGTTAAGAATATGTGACATAAACAGCACAGATTTTGTCCAGGACACATCACAGTTTCAAAAGTCAAAGATGACCAAATTTAAAATCTATACTTTGTCCATATGGATAGAGTAGCTATGTACCCTACAAAATCATCACATAACCTCTTGAGGTTGTACATGGTAACTAACACTTTGTATGCTTTAGATTATGAAACAAAAAGATTGATCCGACATTGAGACCAGACACAAAGCAAAACAAACAACAATGTTTCACGATTTGTGCAAATGGTGCATTCCTGACATGGAGGAATGGTCCCGATGGATTCGGAGAACTAACTTTTTTCATCCTCTGTGGTCGTGTCTGGGTACGTTTTACAGTCATCGTATTCGAAGAGGCGCTGGCAAATCTGTATGGCTGGCTTTCCTCAAAGTCCTCATGGGGTACATATATCCATGTGCGGTTACTCTCATCCTTTCTACCCAAGTGATTGCAGTTTCAATTGCATTTCTCACGACATGGGATAGATCATTGATTCCATTGTTCTTTTTCGGGCTCATCATACCCGTTCAATACATTCTCAATTGTCGCTATGTACGCCAAGATCATCTCGACAATCTACTCACCGATGTCAAGCACTCAAACCGGACCAGAAAGAGCCAGGAAAAAGAAATCTTGTATCCGCGCCTGCCCAGCTCCTTCCTGAGCATCGTGATTGTCGGTACAATCACCATCATATGTACGGTGACCAATGCACTGCTTTTCGCACAGGGGCTTCAAGCAGGTGGTTTTGATATTCTCACGGAGCGTTTTGGAGACCATTGGTTCATGTATACTGGACTGGTCTTCCATTGGTTATACAGTTGGGGCACTCTTGTATCCAATCTGTACATATTCATGTATGTGTTCAGCAAGCATCTGACTGACTTTCGCGCGCTCAATAGGAGAATTGAGGAGATGATTTTCGCAGTTGACCAAGCAGCAATTACTGGCATTGGGCGCGAGATAGTTGGACTTCGATTTGCACTGAATCAGTCCGTCGAGGCACTTCAAGGGTTTTATACAAGTGTGACCCTCCTTGGAGCATTTGGAATAGGGGCTGTGATCGAATACAAGGTACTTGATGTGTACACAATTTTTTACATATGTTTGTATGCTCTGTTGCAGCTGATTTTCCTAACATTCATCTACCAAATATCTGAAAGGAGAGCCGATATCCTCAAAATCCTGCGCTCACCTCAATTGCTATTCAAGTATCTGACAAATGTACAATCAATGCACAACATCCATGCTCTACGAACTGCAGACATCCCAGTTGAGAGCCTGCAAAGGATGCGCATTGCAGCCTATTGTCCACGCACCTATGCAGAGGTAGCACATCAGCCAGCATCGCGACCACCACCACATATGGAGCTCAAGATCCTGGACAACTGTGATATGCCCACGGATGCTCTGGAATCAGCTTCAACCGTCTCAACAGCGACAGATTCAACTGGTTCGACTGTCTCCGTCTCTGCCATGGAGAATGGATACAACAGACCATCTGCTACGGTCGCCGGAACCAGTACAGAGAGCACTGAAGCGGAAATTCTGGCACTCTCTTACAAAAATACTGCAGCAATGGATTGGATCATCCTCAACTCATTGCTGTCTGAGCAATGGGCCGAATTCACATTGCTTGGAGTTAGTTTCAGTGATGCAGAAGTGATCAAAAAGAGCACTGGTCTCATCAGTCTGGCAATTCTTGGATCAACATTCCTGAACAGTCTGACAGTGGCATGACTCAAGTGGCACGAATCAAACAAAGAGTGAAGTTTTGAGGTACTTTGGACCTATTATATTTTTTTGAGTAATATATTAATTCACTGGAGAAGAGCGGCAATCTCCTCCAGCTCCTCAGGTGGGTACGTTTCGACAACGCGCAGACCATTCAACAGATGCAACACCTGGGGCGGGTCTTGCACAAGAATGAAGTCGGCGATGTCCTCATCTTGCATGCGGCGACGACAGGCGTAATAGACCTCGCGCTGAAACCGGTGGAGGAACCTGATGAAATGGCTCTCCACAAGCTCGCGATCCGGGGTCTCCTTGATCTCGGCACCCGTATCTGGGTGGAACACCACGGTCGGAGAGCGACGGATGAAGTACATCACATAGAATGCGTAAGCAACCTTGTAAAGGCGATTCAGGTCCTTATCTAGGTCAACCAGAGTTTTCGTGTAGTGTGGGAAGACGGTAATGAAATCTCGCAATTTGGACTCCTTCTCATCATCGTCCATGGTCTTGTCGCAAATGATCTGCAGAAGACGGTACCGAACATCGGAAAAGCGGCCCCGATACTTCTTGATTGCGGTGTAGCTGGTGGTGTTCTGGCGCCACCGCAGAATAGTGCCATCATCCTGTTGTTGAGAGATGATCACGCCGACACGAGCACATGGTGCGTCACTCGACTCCAGGTCGAGATCATCCATCGCATTACTCATGTCCTTGATCGACGAGAAAGTGAGTACCTTCTGTCCAGCTCCCTCAAGAATCATCTCCGGGTGATCACGATACCACGGAGCGGAGTCACGAACAGAGAGAGTTGCGATGTGAACAAGGCTAGGCTTGATATGCTGCACAATCATGCTGTTTTCAGGGTGCTGGAGGATGAAAAAGTACGAGTAACCAGGCTTCAAGAGTTCAAGGCTCGCTGCTTCCGTGCCCTCCAGAGCTTCTTGAAACATCACAGCAAAACTCTTAGTGTGACCGAAACGCTGGTTAACGCGCTCAACATCGAGGGAGAGAGCCGTTGCGAGTCGCCACGTGCCCTCATGGAAGAACACTCGCAGGAGGGTCCCATCCAGAGCTTCCTTGAAAATGAGGCTCTGGATGTCGTGTGTCTCAAGTTCTCCAACCTCTTCAGATGGAGTGGGAAGGACTGGACAGATCAATTTCCCCTGAGAATTAAGAACAGACCCTGCCGGGAAGCCCAGGTCCTCATCTCCCATGTCTGGGACAATGAAAAGACCATTAGTAGAAGAGGTTTTCATAGTGGCGCCAGCGCCAGAGCGGTCAGCGCCAGAGCGGTCAGCGCCAGAGCGGGAGCGGTAATCTGTGATAACAGATTCTTCAAAACCGACAAAATCGATGGTGGTAGCTGGGGTAGTGAAAGACATTGTAAGTTGGATTAACAGTTGAGTGTGGCCCCCTTGACTCTACAATCACACACATCAATTTTTGTACATAATATGCCTGCGAGGAAGAGCAGCGGACGACTTTAGCATTACGATGCGACCTGTTCACAACTACTCAATTAAATTCTCATTTTATAGTATTAGATAGACTTTTCTACCTATATCTATATCTCTATCATATCAAACACATACACAAGCTCCAGTAATGGTGAGAAAAAATGATAAGCATTTAATTGGTGAACAGGGAGATATTACCCAGATGGACAAGTTTGATATTGTAGAAAACATCACGGACACGGATTCCACGTGTACCGAGGGTAGTACGGACACTACCACCGAAAGTACTGGTACCGAAAGTACTGGTACCGAAAGTACTTGCGATACTGTAACGATGGATGAGGGTCAGATCGAGGAGATTGAGATCAACACTAATCAAATTGGTGGAGTCAGGATTGCCCCAGATGAGGATCCTGATGCAGACCTTGATGACAAGGTTCCCAATGATGGCGATAATCTGGATGATGGCGATCTGGATGGCGATAATCTGGATGATGGCGATGATCTGGATGATGGCGATGATCTGGATGATGGCGATGATGGATTGGGACTCGGACTAGATCTAGGGATGGATCTCGACACAGATGTCAATGTTGAAGAAGGCTATGAGTATCTTGAAGATGAAGAGGTGGATGCTGCTGAGGAGGAGGGTGTGGGCATGGATTTCGCGGCACTTACAAATATTGTATTTGATGAGGCTGATACTTTTGTGAAAACAGAAACCCGCCAAGCCATCTCAATCCCTGATACACGAGAATTTAGTAAAGAGCATTTTGCGTCTGCTATCTCTCGACTAGTATCTCAGCATTATTCTGGTGCAGATAGTCAGGCTAAGCAGAACATTGCAGATCGCTATTACCGACTGTATGAAGAAGCAGCTGTCCTCGAACAAATCCCACCCAGATTGCGCAGAGCCCATCCAATGGTTCGTAACTATCACGATGGCGTATTTACGCAAAGCTGGCTGGTTCCTGTGTTGGGTGATTTGAAACGCACCTTCAGCGCGAATGCTATCAAGTATGGAGAACGCATCTTTCAGGATAAGATCAGTGGTGCAAAGGGGGTTCTGGAGACTGTTGATAAGTTGAGTCAATTGATCGGTTCCAAGGATCCAAGAGAGAGAGCCAATGCTGCGCAAACGATCGCCACCGATCTGAGGGCATATTTTCCAGATACTGACGCATCGAAACTGTTCAACATTGCTTCTGATGATCTGACTGGAGAAGAGGTTATCTACATTGAACCCAAGGGCCCATTGGGTAAGTTCATGGTTGAGGCCTGTCGCCTCCATCCAGAAATGGAGCAGGCACTTGAGACTGGTGAGGTCATCGCCCCTAACACAGAACGTTATGATGGGAGCAATCAGTCAGAGTTTCTTTTTGATCGAGCTCATCAGCTGGAGATCAAGCGATTTGAGAATGAATTTGTGGAAGGTCTTCATGAGATTCAAGATGAGGCAGCCATGTACGAACCAACCACCCGTATCTCAGAGGATGGGGAAGAACAACCACAACGCCGACGACGTCGAAAGAAGGGGCGGGCGGCCTATTCTAAGACGACACCATTGAGTGAACGCGTTCTCAAAGGCTTGAAAGAGGCCACGCACCCTGCAGTCGAAGGAGAGCTCGCCAATGTTCGTGGATTCTTGCGCCGTCCGCTCTTTCCGGTCCCAAGCCCATTTCAACTATGGCACATGAATGCAATTGCAACTGGAGATCGCAAGGCACTTATGAACCCTCAGCAGACGTGGTTGAGCCTTACCAATGAGGAGTCCCAGCCATATCACTGGGAGTACAAATACCTCATGGAGGAGCATATGAAATCTTCTAAGTTTATCATTGTCCCGTTTGAGGTGTTCATGAAGCGTCCTTCAGATCAGCGCTGGGGCCTTGTGCACACGTGGCGCGATGCATATGTGCTGTTCCTCCTGCCGAAACGCAAGATGTACACACTTGATCAGGCTCTAGATGCACTCGATGGATATGTCAATGAAAGGACCACCAAAATCAGCACTCAGATTTATGACAATTATGCGGACGTATCTGAGATTGTTAAGGATGAGGCCAGTCTCAGAGCATTCCTCAACCTGAATGTGAATCGAGGTCTGCAGATCACAGACGAGAACCTCAAGCGCCTGATCGCGGACCTTCCAATGATTGGAAGCTTTCGGCAGTACATCCAGTTTCTCGAAAATATTATCGGCTCTTATCCCGACATGCTACAGATTCATCGTGAACGAAAAGCGCTCAGCCAAGAGTCTCGCGACAGACTCAAGACTGATGTTGGTATTACGGACAAGAATGCAGTTCCCCGTGGAGGGCGTTACACAAGTTTGTTCGGACTGAATCCGATCCTGAATCATTTTGATCTAAGCTTGCGTCAGATCCCAGTCAAGTATTTGGAAAACATTCAGCGACCATTGCCGAATGCTGACAAAAGAAATCACGAGAGCTTGTTGCGTTCGTATCGCGAACTTTCGCGCCTATTGATGCGACCCGGTAGTATCAAGCCCGCACTCGATGATTCCAGCGAACTCAGCCAGGATGGCATTTTTCGCAATGAACTGCTTATGCGTGGATATGGGTTGTATCCGTTTTTCGGAAAGTTCAAGGACAGCCTGCAAACGCGCATCGCATGGGTGATGCATTCTCCTGATCAGGGAAATCTGTTCTTCTCAATCCTTCGATATCACAATCTGCTGAAGCTGTTGAGCTTTTTGGAGGAAGACTTTCTGCCCAGCAAATGGGATGATGCGAGTACCATCTCGTACCGTCAGGTGCTGATGCACATCGAAGAGACTGATCACTGGAGAGCGGACGAAAAGATCACTGAGGAGAATTGGGGAGATCTTCCCCAAATTGCAGAGATTAAGAGAGACGACAGCCCACTGAATTGGCGCCAGGAAAGACTGGATGAGGTTAATGCTGTCCTCAAGAGTGATGATCCAGGACTTGTAGCTCCAGACAACTGTCCAAAAGAGTTCCAAGGGCAGTTTTACATCAATGTGGATGGAGGCTTGGCAATTGCTACCACTGATAACATCTGCTATTGGTACAAGGACCAGTATTATTCCAAGAAGGCTTATCTTCTGCTCCTGGAGCGTGATGCATTGGTCAAGGGTCTGGTTGATTACCGCAAGCTGCGCGACCTTTACGTTCAGCTCCCCATTCACCTCCAAGAAGCTTACAACAATATCCTTCTCGCACAGAACAAGGCCATGAGTCTACGCAGTCAGGCACGCAGGCCCCATATGTTTGATATCGTTGAGACTAATATCGAAGACTCAGAGCTCGAAGCTGCTGAGCTCAGCGCATTCCGATTGAAATTGCGCCAGATCTCTGCTATTGAGAATCCGGAGAGACGTACGAGGATGATCAAGGACTTGTTTCAAAGAGAAACCAAGTCTGATGGTAAGAATCTGTTTACCAAGGATGGTGAACGGTTCTGCACACACGTTCTTGACAAGGTCATGGGCATGAGTCTCGAGGCCCTGCTCGAGAAGTACGCCAAGGAGGATGGTGAAAAGTGTGACATTTGCGGCGTTCAGATTGCTCATCAAGAGTATGATGGACTCACCTGGGACAAGGCGAACAATCGCCCAATGATTGGTGAAGGTACCATTCTACTCACTGACCTAGATGATATCGAGGGTAAGCGCATCATGAATCACTGTCTTAGCATTCTTAACCCCGAGACCGCCACCGACCTCGATGCAGATTCCAATTACCAACCAGAACCATCCAATGAGCTCGAGAATTGGATTTGCCAAACTTCGAAAAAACTCTTGGAGAGCGATCGTCTCGACTTTCTTGAAGCTCAGCTTGAGGATATTATCCCACTATTCCAGGACTATCTTGGTGAGGACCCTGTCAATCCAGGTGAGGTAGACAATGCTGGGTTGGCAAACCACATCAATGTGGTTACCGATCAGCAGAAAGAGCTGTTCCAATCCGATATGGTTGATGCAATCAGAAAGGAGATCGAGGAGTACACTGCTCAACTTGCCAAGATGAAAGATAGACTTGCTGAGGTAGAACAGAAAGCCAGTGCTGCAGGCAAACGTTTGGGCCCAAGGACCCTTACCAAATATACCAAACCCATCAAAATGGTTGAAAAGAAGACCAAAGAGCTGACTGATTCATTGGCACAGACCATTGGAGATTCGATAAAGATCGAGAGATATGTTCGCAGATATATCCTGTTTGTCCGAGCCATTATCGCTGTGCTCGAGGATGATGGTGTTCCTCCTGCTGATATAATGACGATCGTTGCTGGTGGTGGTACAGGCGGTGGTGCTGTTCAGGGAGTGCTGGGTCAGATAAAGAGTGCAATCAACTCTTACACTACCAAGGATGGGATAGGCAATAATGTGGGATTGTTCGAGACTGGCAATGACCCAGCCAGCTTGATGCTCTCCAATAATCTAACATACCCCCAACAGATTGTGAGATTCCTGGATGACCTCAAAGAGGAGAATGAGGATTATGTGGAAGCTATCGAGAAAGCTAAACAGCGGTTCAGTGAGCTTGGGCAAATGACTCGCACGCAACAGAACCTGTTGTTTGAATGGAACCCATCTATCATGGAGAGCCTGGGACGACGAATTAAGGGAGCTGAGGCGCATTATCAGTCTGATGATGCTGTCAATGGTGATCTGATGCTTCTTTCTCAGCGTATAAACCGCATTGGGGTTGAGGTATTTGAAGAACTGGACCAATATCTAGGCCGACAGGTTGCGCTAAACAAGAATGCTGGTAACCTGGAACGAGGCGTTACTCACTCATATACGAACATTCGACACTACTATATGGAGGCTATTATGAATGATCTCCTGAAAGAGTACCGCAAGACTATGCACGAACTGGATCACCCAGTTCGACAAACTCTCGGTCCGGTTAATTTTGAGGAGCAAAATCGTGCGGAGGCACCAAGAGATACTTTTCTGAATCCAGGTGAACAGAGGATGCCCCAGCAATTGGCATCATTGATGACTGATCCCAAATTTCCTGATGAGAGTCTGAAAACTAAGATTGCTCAGATCGAGGCACTTGAAAAAATGTCCATGAGGCTGGAGAATCTGCACTATCACCGAGGCAGTTCTGCTCCGATCTCCCCCAATATTGCTCCATACAATCGTGCTAACCGGCACACCTATCTGAATATGGAGACGAATGCTGAGTCCTCTCATCGATACCCTGTCTCTGGTCCTGTTCTCGAACCTGATGAGATCAAAAAGGTTGAGACAGCCAAGAGAGAGTGTCCAGGTGACCAAATTCAGCAACGGTTGGTGGAGAATATTGCTCAGAGTGTTCAAAGTGATGAATGGACCGAACAGCAGCTGCTCGTCCTAACCAATCAGATTGGTCAGATGAATGAAGAGCGTGAAGAAGAGATGGTACCGAATCCACTGTTTGAGACGAGCAAGGATAGAGATTATCAGATCGCGCTGCATCAGAATCAGCTATACAAGAGCTTGATTATTAATTACGTCCGTTTTTATGTCAGTTTCTTCGCCAATTGGGAGGACCCTGCCAGTGGCGGTGAAAGTGGTGATACGGACTTTTCCAAGTTCGCAGAGGTAATGGAACACTTTCCGACATTCTTTCCGAACCAGGAGGAGGACGAGCTCTACAAAAACCTCGAAGAGGATTCAGATCTGGTCGTGTTGAAAAAGGTGCTGAAAGGCTTCAAGAAAGAAGTACCAAATGGGCACATTGATCGCACCTATGTCTACACATCGTCTCGTTATGGTAATGGGGCCCAAATGGTACCTGTGAATGAGCGCCAGGTTTTGGCAGGTTATCCGCCAATGATCAGCGAAAAGCTTGCACAGTTCTGGAGCGCAAGTAATCGGTCACGAAGCAATGATAAGTGCTATGAAAGCTTTTCAGAGGGGCAGAAAATCGGTGCAGTGACACTGGAGGGGTTTCTGAGGTGTATGCTATTCAAGGATCTCTTGAATCACTATGATACCCTACCCAAGGTGGGATATGGGGATGTGATTCCCCGCGAGAGACGTATCTACTCTATGTTCCTGCAGGAGTTGTTGCTACTTCTGCAAAAGGTTACCAAGCGCACGTTCCAAAGTGCCAGGGAGGCCACGGATCTAAACAATCTGAGAATTCATCGTGCTCAGAAGCAGCGTGGTCGCAACCCTCCAACCAGGGATAGTCTGAGCAATGCACTGATGATGGCTGGCCTGGCCAGGGTCAATGAGGATCGTTCTGATGCGACTGGCGATATTGGACAACCAAATGAGGTTGAAGATGCTGATGCCGTGGCTCCTCCACAACCATTGGTTGAACTCAGTGCAGGTTATGGAATGGGTGGACAAGAATTTGCAAATGATCTTGAGACGGATGCCTACAATGATCCGGATGATCCATTCGCTGACATGCAGTGACGCAGTTACACAGTTACATGCAGTAATGTGCAGTAATATGCAGTAATGCAGTAACACAAAGTAAAGTCATGATGTTTGTTCTTTTTTACTTTACTTTGTTCCAGATTTAGAATGGGATCATATTGTATGCAGGATGAGGTGGCTGCATGGTAAAGTCAATGCTTCGAATTTGAGCTCGTCTTTTCCACTCATCACGTTCCTGTGCACACTTTTCAAGTTGCTGTTGCAGCTCTTTTTGAGACTTGAGGAGTTGTTCAACATCGATCTTAGTACCTTGTGCATTTTTTTGACCCTCACCCTCCCAGTTGGGTAGGGTGAATTGCGCCCTTTGCACATCGACTTTCCCATTCAGACCTCGTGCCTCCCACATGTCGAAACAACCATCATCCCCAACTCCACGGAGAAAGATTTCAATGCCCTCCAGCTTCTTTTCCGCAGACAACTCTTCCAGTTCTTGGTACCACCAATCGTAACACCTGATCGGGTCACCTGGGTCTTTCAAGATGTCGCGAAGAAGTGGCCATGGGTAAACCATGTCATTGTCATCACCCGGGACCTTCTGGTCAAGAACTGCTTGAATCTTTTCCAGTTCCTCACCAGTATTCAAAAACGAGAAGCTAGTATATTTGCTCATTTACAGTTACAATCACAGTGAATGTAATGTATGACATCAACAAAGTTTCAATTTTTACTTTCCATATGCATCACACATACTCAGAAGACTTTGGTACCTTAGAAAAATGATACACCACAGACCACAGTTTTTCACCATGTACTTTTCTAGGGATGAATACAATACAAAGGGAACTGCATGTCAAATATGAAACCCTCGAAGATATTCAAACATGTCTACAACAGGGGAACAGGATATCATGTACGGTGGTTGCTACTAAATTCGAACTGTCTACCATCTGGATCAATGCCAAACCCCATATTGGAATGAACTCATTGAGTTTGCATGGTGCAACCGTCATATATCGTGGTAGCGAAGTCATATCTTCTTTCTATGAAGAACTGCGTGAGAGATCGCATATTTTCAGAACCGTGGAAGAGATATATGATCTCGGATCTGCGATCTCACTACCAATACGAGTCCGCGTGGATATTCGTGTGACCAACAAAGACCGCCGGAACATTCTGCGGAGATTGCTCTAGAAACTGCATCCCCACAGCACAGCACAGCACAGCGCAGTACAGCACAGCACAGCGCAGTACAGCACAGCACAGCGCAGTACAGCACAGCACAGCACAGCACAACACAACTAGTAGCTGGCTACAATGTTACCGTTTAAATCCATGTGCAACTATATTAACCTTGCATTGGCGAGTCTCCTTTGGATCTGCCTCAGAATCCCAGAGGATGCGCATCCTGAAGTATTTCAATGCACTCTGGTATTCCTGCAGCTGTTCAAGACCAAGATCGATTACAGAAGTAGGTTCCTCTGCTTCAACAACGATAGCACCAAGCGGAAAACCTTGGAGCTTGGTCGCTGCAACCTCGACCGCTTCATCCTTAACATGAAAAATCGGTTCGAGAACGACACCCTGCATCTTAATCTCTGTTTGGATCTGTATCTGAGTGACTAGTCCTGCATTTGCGAGTTCCTGCAATGGATTGCTGACGCCACTTTGGATTAATGAGTTATCATAGCCTCCGCAGAAGATCATGTTGCCCTGATATTCCTTATAAATCACTTTCATCAATAGATCTTGCTCCTCTTTGTCCACATTCTTGATCTGCAATGTAATATTTTCTCCTTCACCGATCCTATGGATAAAAAGACCCAGGTCAAGGTGTGTGTAGATTTTAAAATAAGGATAACTCCACCGGTATAGCGAGTTCTGTCCACTTGAAAAACTTACCTCGATCGGACCGCAACCAGGTTGTGGCCCCGCCTCGGCACCTTTACCTTTAGTATTGGACCAGAATTCGACTCGATTCGGTACTAAACACCATTCCTTCAGATTTGGAATCTCGATGTCCCAAATTTCCCCTCTCTTTATCGGCTTTTGAGTAGCAAATTCCATTGATATCTGGCTGTGGTGGTCACTATTACACGTATATACCAGTTATGTAGGAATCTCTAAATGGGTTCAGACGCGAGTTCAAATTCTTTTTTTATAATGACAAATATTCATAAATAGGTATAGGAGATGAGCAAGATCGAAGACAAAAACATTATCTTCTACAGTCTCCATCCTCGGGATGATGATAGCAAGAAATTCATGGAATTGCTGGCAAAGAATGAGGGACTTGACAAACAATTCATCAAGATATGTGTCTACCCCAATTTCAGAAATGTTCAGATTCCCGATTTGATTAAACAGATTAACAAGGTTCCGGTATTAATTGCATCCGGATTCGACAAGCCTATCATTGGCAAGGACGCACTTAGTTGGATCCAGAACAACCCATTCAATAATGACAAGGTAGATGGGCTCGACTATGCAGATATTAGCAATAGTACATTCTCAAGCCAGTTTGCTAGTCTGCAGGATGATAGTTCAGCGGGCAACAGCTTGCAACAATTCTACCAGAACGATAACTACAATGCTGGATTTGGAGAAGGAGTTGACAGGAGCCAGACAGGCAACGCATTTGCCTCGGTCGACAACAACAACCATATCCAGACCTTTTCTGACAGTGGATCGAAAAAGGGGATGAGTGATATGATGAAAAAGAAAATGTCACAACTGCAGTGGCAGCGGAACAAGGATGTTCCACAGCAAAGGGGACCCGGGGGTCCAGGTGGACCCGGTGCTGATCCATTTGGAACTGGAAATGCATTTGGAGCAGCTGGATCCGGGCCTGGAGGATCCGGAGGTGATTTTGGCTTTGGTGGTGCGGACCGGCAGCAGCAAGGCCGGGGAGGGTTTCCAAATCCTGGATGGGCTCAACAAGGTGGATCCGCACAACAAGGTGGATTCCCACAGCAGGGATTTCAACAGCAAGGTGGATTCTCACAGCAGGGTGGATTTCAACCCCAGCAGGGTGGATTTCAACAGCAAGGTGGATTCCCACAGCAAGGTGGATTCCAACCTCAGCAGGGTGGATTTCAACCTCAGCAAGGCCAGGGTCAGGGAGGGTTCCCCAATCCCGGATGGGTCCAATCACAGCAGCCATCTCAACGACCAAACCAGCAACCACACCAGCAACAATCCGGATCAGGATTCCCAAACCCCGGTTTTGGTGAAGATCCAGGATTCAAGCCACAATTTATGCAAGATCGAGGAAATGGTGGACAGGGCCATCACCAAGCCTTACCAACAGTTCCTCAAGGGCTACCAGGTGGACCAGGGATGAATCCAATGTTACATGGAGGTTCTCGTCAACCTCCTCCAATGCAATCATCAAATGGGCAGCCAGAATATACAAACCAGTTCGCACGTGGGATGGGTCCAGCAGGAGCAGCTTCATCAGGGTTTGGCCACTCACGGTTCAACCCCCAACAGAGACATGCAGCTGTCCAGATGAACAATGACAATTACCGCCAAATGGCTTCTCAGGCTCAGAACTACAATGCCAATATGGGTCGAGACAATCTGCCACTCGTGCCACCTGGCCTGCGGTGAACGATGTGATAGGATAGGTGACTGCGGTGCGACAGGTATTGCGATAGGTACTGCAACAGGTACTGCATATCAATACCTACAATCCAGAGCGAACACCTATTCGTATATCAGTCTGCATGCCATCGCCATCATACTTTCCCTCTTTGATCATTGCGTAAAAAGATACATAGGACCCTCCCCATTCACAAAATAGGAGCAGGGAGCACCAGTTCTCCGCATCGAAGAACCACATATCATGATCACGAACACCATGACCATCACTATCACACTTGGATTCAATGAATGATTGAAAGGTGAATTGTGATGACTGTGTACCCTTGATACGTTTGAAGCTGTGGCCCCGATTGGTGATCTGCCATTCGAACCCAGTCTCATTTTCATTCTGATCATACTCAACAAGGTCATAAATAGTTTTGGTTCTGTCATATGGGCCCTTGCCTTCGCGGTAAAAGCGTTTTTGCCATTCAACGAAACGTGGGTCGTTCTCGGGTGCATTGCATTCATCATGATCCTCCATGTGACGCAGTGCCAAGTACTTCTCTGTCAATCCTTGTTAACAGTCATGTAGTGAT